GCAGTAAGAAGTCGCTCAATATTGGCACCCTTCTCGTCAAGGGCAACAAGGCGGTCGGAAAGAGCGAGAAAATCAGTAGAGGCATCGCTAGTAACCGCATCAACAAATTTTTGATAGCGTTCAAAGTCAATATGTCGTTCCATTAAAATTTAAATCCTTCGAATGATTTTTTAGGTTTAGTTTCTTGGTTATCATACTCGTCTTCTTGTCCAGAGTCAAGTATGTCAGTCTGAGCAGACTGTTCACAATCATACAGTCTCATCTTTGCTCTGTCAATACCTACAATAAAACGCTTGTAGATAGTGGGATCGTTGTATCGGTTTTTCAACTGCTTCACCATAAGTTGTCCAAGTTGTTCCAACTCTTCTGTGCTAATAAGGGCAAACATAAGATCAGCAGTAGCAGGGAGACCAAAGGATTCAGAAGTGTCAGTAAGCTCAACGTCACTGCTACCATAACCAGAACGAGTGGTCTGCGTGGCAGATACGATAGGGACGTTTGCTTCAACAGCCAACCCTCTAAGCTCCTCTGCAATAGCTTTAATATAGCTATATGAATTGACAGAAAGGTTCGACTTATAGCGGGAGGAAGCACATATATTAAGGTAATCAATGAAAATAATATCAGGCTTAAATGACTTCTTAAGTGCAAGTTCGTTAAGAAGTGCCTTAAAGTGTCCACTGTGTGCTGATGCTGTTGGATACTCCTTAATTATAAGAGTGCCTTGAGTTTTCTTTGATAAGTTAGTTACCTTGTTTTCAAAAGTGCTTCGTGGCAAGTCAGTTATATCTTGGATATTGACATTGAGAAGGTTTGCATCAATACGTTCAGCAATTTTCTCCTCTGCCATCTCCATTGTAATGTAAAGCACATTACGTCCGTTAAGCAGACAGGCGCTAGCCATATGACACATGAAAAGAGACTTACCAACACCTGTCCCAGCAAGAGCGACATTAAGAGTCTTGTTAGGAAGACCACCTTTCGTAATCTTGTTGAAATATTCAAGATCAAATGGGATACGATCTTCCTTGCGGTGGTAAGATTCATAGCGTGCTTCATAGTCTTGTAGATAGTCGTGACCAATATGATTATCAAACGATACTGCTAGAGCATCAGAGAGAATGGATGGAATAGCATCACGGTTCTTCTTTTCATTATTACCATCAGCAATGGTAATAGATTCCATTAGTGCCAAATAAATGGCGCGATCACGACACCACTTCTCAGTAGTATCCAACAACCACTGATGGTCTACAGGAGTATCGTGAAGAAACTCACTGATATCACGAACTTCTTTGATCTCACTTTCAGTTAGATCAGTCCTATTCTCAAGTTCGATCTTTAATGCTTCTGTCGTGATGGCAGAACCATACTTCACAATGAAGTGAACAATCTCCTGAAAGACTACCCGCTCAGTTCGTTGGTCGAAGTAGTCAGGTTGAATGAAAGGAATTACTTTCCTAGAGTATTCTTCATTGTAAACAAGGTTCCGAAGAATGGTTGTTTCAATCCTTTCCATTATAAGTAGTGCAAGTATGTACTCAACAAGTATTTGGGTCCACTAATAGGAACCTCTCCCGAATGAGGGAACATCCATAAGGGTGGGAATATAACCAAGGATCCTTTACAAGGTTTTATATCACCGTGCTTAAAGACCGTATTCCCACCTTTGTCAACATCATTTAAGTACCAGAAGAATGATAAAAATCTTCTAGCACTAGAGTGATTGATAACATCAACATGTGTATCAAACCTATCATCACTGTTAGGATTATACTTCTTTATCCGAAATTCTTCAAATGAATGTTTCTCTGGTAGAAGATAATCGGAGAAGTATTCATAATACTTCTTCTTATATTCTAAGGTAGTTTTAACAAGAAGGTTGTGAATGACCTCACAACTCTTCCTGTTCTGTGTTAGGTTCAACTGGGTGAAGTTTGGATATCCTCCATTATCAACCTTTTCATGCTTCTCCTGGTTTTCCTCAAAGTATGAGACTAATTCATCACACACTTTATATGGGAGAACCTTTGGATATACATGAACAAAGTCACCTAGACTACCCATAAGAAAACTCTTTCTTGGCGATTTCATCAAGTTGCTGCATCACTTCTTCAGTGAAATACTGGTCGGGGTCTTTGAGAATTGCTTTAGCATAGACTTTTTTACCGTCAATCTCATAGCGTCCTGCGACGTTCTTCCAGAGACCGCCAACTTCACCGAGCTCAAGAAGACCATAATAACGATCAAGACCACGCTCATCGTAAAACAAACGTACCGTAACATCCTGGTTCTCCTTGCTTAAACGCGACTTAGCAGTCTTAGCCTTGATAAGGTTTCCGACGATTTCTGTCCCGTCTTTCTCCTTTTTCTTACTGAGATGGATGATAGTAGAAGCGGCATACTTAAGACCGCTACCACCACCCATTTCTTTTGTAGGAACGTAAGCGCCAATGACATCGTAGGTGTGGTTAGTGACAATCATAGGAATGTTTGCCTGACCCAACTTGAGTGTGAGCATACGAAAGGCACCTTTGATAAGTTGGGATTTGGTCATGTCACGAACTTGTTTATCGTTCAGTGCGTCAGTAATCTCTTTCTCTGTGGAAAGCATACCCAGAGAGTCTAGCACAAACATACACGGTTTGCGTTCTTCTACAGGTTTTTTTAAGTATATGTCTACTGCCTTGAGTGCTTTGCTACGGAACTCTTCAACAGTCACAACATTAACCACAACTAACCTACTGAGGTCAATACCCCTAGACTCAAGTAGGGATTTGTTAACAGCGGCTTCAGTATCAAAGTAGAGACAATAACCATCGGGGTTAGTATCAAGAAAATTCTTAACCACAGCGAGAGAAAAGAAAGTCTTTCCAGTAGAAGACTCTCCAGCAATAGCAGTAATCTTATTCCCAGATACACCACCAAATATGCTACCTGAAACCAGTGCATTAAAAATGTACGAACCTGTGTCCACATAAGTTTCGGTTTCGTCAATATCAGCAGCGAGTTTGGTGTAGTCATCGCCAATTTCTTTTACAATATCTTTCAAAAAGTCCATCAAGCAACCATCCCGTAATGTTCACGAAGAATTTTTTTGTAAGTCCCACCAGGATTCTCCTCGCGGATTTCTTTTACCAGTTTGAGTTTTTGGTACAGAGCGGTGTCACCACCAAGATGCAATGCGCTCACGATGGTCGCAAGCTCTTTATCATTAATAGGAAGATCCATTAAAAGAAAAACGATTCTAAGTTTACAGTTTTTTCGATGCCCCACCCAATAGCATCAAGAATAGACTTGAGCGGTTCTACAAAACTCTTTTCAAATTGTAGGTCATAGTCAATGTATTTGTCAAGACCAAGCTCCTTCGGAAAGTCTTGAATGAAGGAGATAACATTCTCCTGAATAATATTCGGTTTTTTCAAATAGAGGAACTTAATCTTTTCCCCGTTACCGATAAGTGAATATTTATTGGTCAGTTTCTTTTGTTTCACATAGTGGTTAAACAGAAGTGCTCCACGGCAATGGATGGGAGTTCCCTTTGTGTAGATATCAGATGAAGAATGATACTTGCGGATATCGGAAGCAGTTCTAGGGAATGCAATCTCCTCAGGAGGGAGTTTCCTAAACTTGACTCGACACTCTTCAATGAAGTCAATAACCTCATCTTCAGTCCCGTTCATCATCAGTTTAAGACCATCTTTAATCATCTGACGGCACGGGGCAGGAGTAGAAGACTTCACTGCTTCAATGCCCATCATCTTCAGTTTGGGTTCATTGTATTGAACACCCTCACTGTTCCATACGTTGAGAATGTATCGCTTCTTCGCAGTCCAGATACCACGTTCAGCGATATTCTCACGCTTCATTTGCATCTTTTGTTCATATGCCGAAACGTAATCCGCAAGTTCCTGATAACTTTGTTCGATGAACGGTTCCAGTTTATCCTTACAGATCTTGTCCAGAATTGAAACGATTGCGTTTTTATCGTCAACCCTATTACCAAAAAATTTAGTAACAAGAGGTCCCATATTAAGATAGATTGAATCGGTATCCGATGCGATAACATAGTCTACTTCTTCAGTTTGCAAAAGTTTATTTAGATATCCATTCACTTTATTCTCAATCCATCGGATAGAGACTTGACCAGAGAGTGTAATCGCTTCTGCGTTTGCAAGTTTGTAATATCTAAAATACTGGTTACCGATAGCGCCATAAGCACTATTAAGCTGAATCTTCCTAGCCATCTGGATATTGTTACACCTTGCAATTTCTTTCTCAAGAGTTTTTGTAGGTGTCTTTTCATATTCCTGTTTAGCAGCAAGCATCTTCTTCTTGAAGACAGTTCGGTCCTTATAGATCTTCTCCATCAGTTCTGGGAGAAACCCACGAACGTCTTTGCGGAACATAGCACCGTTAGCACAAACGGCGTAGTCCTTATACATCTCAAAAGTTATTTCCTCATTAAGTATCTTATCAACGGTTGCTGATGGATGCCGTTCCTCAAGAAGAGTCTCTGGCGAGATGTTGTACTGCATAATAAGGTGAGGGTACAGAGAGTTAAGGTCAAAAGACACAACCCAGTCATACTTTCCAGGAATCGGTTCCTTGACGTATGCTCCTGCATATTTGGAGTCCTTATCAGAACGTTCTTTAGGAGGAATAACAATATTCCTATCCTTTAGATAATTATAAATGATCGTATCCCACATACGAACTTGTGAGAATACGTCAGCATAATTTGCCTTGGCGTCATACGCCATAGTGACGGCAAGTTCGATAAGTTTCATCTTGTCTTCCATACGGTCAACAAGTTCCACGTCGATGATGTTGTACTCTACAAACTTCTGCCAACCGTGAGTGTAGAAGTCTTTGAATGTATCAAACTCACTGTGGTCTAGTTTCTTCTGACCCAGTTCTACACTGGCGATGTAGTCAAGGCGATACGATTCCTGCGCTTTATAAGTGAACTTTTTATAAAGCTGAAGATAATCAAGTTGAGTGATACCGCCAACATCATAGGAAATGTGCTTACGTCCAGCAATGAATGTTTCTCGTTCTGTAACCAGTCCCCAGGGAGACATACGCTTCCTGAGTTTCTCACCCAACACTCTATCCAAACGACGGACAAGGTAAGGAATATCATACAACTCAATGTTCCAACCAGTGACGACTTCGGGAGTATTCTCCTCTATCATCCACCAGTTAATAAAGTCAGTCAGCAAGTCATACTCATTAGAGAATGAACGATACTTGACATTCTGTTGCTTGTTATTGAATGGTCCTTGACCCCAGGTACGAATCTGTTTGGTGGCATAGTCCTGAATAGTAATAAGCAGGACTTCCTCAGCAGCAGACTCTACATCAGGAAAACCATTCTCAGACTTGACCTCAATGTCCAAAGTAGTCAGTTTGATCTTACTAGTATCAAACTTGATTTCTTCTTCTGGATACTTATCAGAAATATACTGGGCGATATACCCAGTGTTTCCATAAATCTTGAAGTTTTCTACGTTCTCATACTTTTTGATAAACTCACGACAGTCACGAACCGAACCAGGTTGCACCGCCTCAACATATTCTCCATTAAGAGTTTGATATTTGGTTTTCTTATTGGAAGGCACAAAAAGAGTCGGGTTGAACCTCTCCCGAGTCATGAAATGTTCTCCATTTTCATAACCTCGGACCAAGAAGTGGTCCCCGACCATCTGTACATTTGTGTAGAAGCGCATTATGTAGTTAGTTCCAGATACTTTTCAATAACTTCTTCTGTTGGGTCTGCGATAGTCAGAATATCTTCTGACCGAATCATTAGTTCTCTCTGGTTGGTTGCCTTTGGCCAAGGAATCATATCATCAATGGACTTAAAAAGATATGGGTTGATCAACCTACAGTTAGGATCTCCCAGTTGAGCATCAACCTCAACAACCTCACTGATAAGAACATTATCAATGTCCATCAGCAAACATTTAATCGACTTGTCCATTCACCTTCTCCTGATACATCTCAACAATAGAATTTAGTGGTTCAACAATGGTAACAATCCAGTCTGGAGAAACAAGGATGTCCTCATCGTCTGTTAGTAAAATCCACGGAGACAAGGTAATCTCTACGTTCCTATCATCAACAGCATTCTCATCTTCGGTAAGAAGAAGAGTCCTATTCGCTTGGACTTTGTGTGGTTTATTGAAAACGTAACCACGGACGCTATCTTCCGATACAAGTTCTTTTACATCAGAAACAACTTGTTCACCAGACTTCAATAGTGTTAACTTGATCGACATTTTTTAGTTGTTTTCCTCCAGTCATTCTACCAACAAAAAAGGGAGGCGTCAACTGGTTTGTGCCAGTTACCTCCCCGTCTGCGCCGACGATATTCAGTTGTATTTATCAGGATGTATCAGGGAAGAACGGCGGCGATCGTTCCCCCGAAGAAAAGAGTAATTGCTGTTCCTAATGTTAAGGTGGCGGTTGTGAAATTCATCGTCCCTCCATAGGTCTAAATTATATAGTCATTATGTATCATAGTGATACAGAAATCTGTCACAACCGCTACCGATCATAAAGAAAATGTTAGCAAATTAGAACCAATCCTTGCGTTTATGATGATCTGGAACAATCTTACCAAGTTCAATGGTTAAAAGCCCATCCTCAAATTCAACTGATCTAACTTCCGTTTCGTCAGAGAGGGTCCATGCTCGTGTGAAAGATCTTTGAGCCATTCCTCTGTGGAGGTATTCAGTTCCTGTTTCTTTATCTTCTTTTTGTCCTTCAACAAAAAGTTTACCGTCTTGAGTGTAGACATTGACTTCTGCTTTTTTGAATCCTGCTAGTGCGATTTCAAGTCGGGACTCTACGTTACTGACTTGAACCAAATTATATGGCGGATAATTCGATGTGGTTTCGTGGAGTTTAAACACACGATCGAAGTATTCGTCGAGACCAATACTGTTTCTATTTATACGGTCGAACAGCGCAGGAAGATCCGCAGAGGTATATCGCATAAGATTTGTCATCTTTCTTAGCTCCTTTAAAAGCGAGTTTGTGTTGTGTGGACCCCGAAGGCATCCTTATATAATTATACAAGAAACACAAAAAAAGCGGGTGTTGAAACCCGCTCATTTTTGTTCGGTTTTCATTATTTTAAAAGACCATGAGAATATTTGTAGGAATAAGTACCCTTTAACCATTCACGTAAAACATTGGGTTGTTTCCATTTTGGATCAAAAGAACACTGATTTGAAGCAAAATGATTACAAAGATCGGTGATTTCTTGGTCATCAAGATCATTCAAATACATGGTCAAGTCTTTTTGAACAGTCAATAAATCACGATAGGCGAGTTCTTCTCTATTCTCTGGATGAATTTTTTTAAGATTGGGCATAACACTCTTTGTTTGTTACCCCCATATTATAAAGCACACTCCTAGGGTTTTCTCCAGGAGTGTGCAGGTTTTGTATGAGCAATTTTCTCTACGGATTCTCTACGGTTTCCGTAACCCCATCATTCGGTTATCATGAATACAGAGTTAAGAGGTCCATTAAGTGTTCCTCTATTCTTATAGTCCTTTGCAACCTTATCCCAGTCACGACCAACCTTACTTCCAGTTTCATCATTCATATACTTATCAATCCAGTAAAGAATGAACGAAACAGTCCTGTCCATATTATCCCAACGAGTATCTTTACAAACTGTAGGATCCTTGAACATACCACCAGTCTTCCAAGTTTCAGTGATATGTGTTACACCGTCCCAATCGTCAGAGAAAGTATTTCCAACACCCTTCTCAATCAACTTCCACATATTATGGAGTTTTTGATTGTTAGGACCATAGTAATACAAAGACATGAGACATGCAGCAATAAAAGGTTGGCACCACTTATCTTTTTTAGTCATCAATTCGTCGAGTGCCTGAAGACATCCTTTAATCATCCAAAATGAAAGTTGATCTCTAAGTTGTTCTTGATTTTTAATATTAGTCTGATTCCACTCTGTTGGTTTCATAAAGTGGCAGGCTTTATTCATACCAGAAAGAATCTGACCTTTAGAAAGTTTTTCACTCTTAGGAGTGTAATCATAAAATCCTGTCAAAATACCAAACACTTTCTGTTGATTTTTTTCTGTTGCTTCTGCAGAATCAAATGTATCATATGAGTCCTTGATTTGATCGAGGTCCTCATACTCATATGTAATAGCAATCAGTTTTTCTGGAAGGTAGTCTGATCCTTCTTTTTCCCAATTCAGTGCTCTAGTATTTCCATCAACTCTAAACACCATACCTTTTGGATATAGTTTTCCAGCAACAGTGCAGTCTTTAGTTAAACGAACTAAATGCACTACACAGTGTTCTGACCTAACTTGTTTAAGATGTCCTCTTGCCTTAGCAAGTCTTGCTTCTGTATCTCTTTGGCAAGGGACCTCAGGGAGGTTTAAAAATTCTTGCAGCGAATAATTACAATTCACGGTAATATTACCCGTGAAATCTTTAGTTTTAATCATGTTTTTCTATATTAAAATCAATAAACTATTCACTAACCCTAAAGAAAGTGCTGCATTTATGCAGGGCGTTTATTGGTTTACTCAAAAAATATAACACAAAAAAAGACCCCTGTCAAGGGGTCTGATGTCATTCGGTTTCTTCCACCCGCTTCTTCTTAGAACCAATGTTGTACTTGGTTTCCAGGATCCAATCACCTTTATCCTTATAGGCAAGGACTTTGATCTGGTTGAGGGGAGCGATATCTTGGATCTTAGTAACATCCACAATCTCAATCAATCCCCAGTCAGCAAGCAACTGAGCGATACGATTGCGGCGCTGAACATCGTTGACCGTCAAGTTTGCGTGCTTACCGTCAAGGGCAAACAATTCCTTAAAGTGAACCAAATAATACCGCCCTTGCTTATGGAGAATATGGCAGGACTGGTAAATCTTCTTTTCTTTTCTTGAAGCGACTCCGATACGAGTCAGAGTTTCACGCACTTTCAAAAAGTCATCGGGTTCACGGAGAACCACTTCAACCATTTGCTCAGGCGACCACTTCACTTCGGGTTCTTGAACCACACTCATTTTCTTCCTCCAGTGTCAAATTTCGATTTAATAAAATTAAGTTGTTCTTCGGTAAGAATCCTCAAAGCTTGTTTTGCCTTTTCATTACTATAACCATAGTATTGTTTGACATAATCAAGGTCTTTGATCTTATCTTGTCGGAGCCAGGGAGAGAATCTCTTCTTTTTCCTCAGACTATTTAGATAAAAATCATATTGCAGTTTTTTGGGAAGGAAATGATATCGATTCATTTCATTCGCAAACATAATGGCATCTAGATGCCCAGAGAAACAACGGTTGACAATGTAAGGAGGATATTCCTTTTCAAGTGAAGGGTCTTCTTCAAGAAGGTTCTTCTTCGTTTGGTTGATCGAGTTTAACCAGTCCTTCAATTCCATAATTAAAAAGTAGTAGTTCTTTGCGTTTCTTTTGCTCTCGCATATACTCACCAACCGACCTCATAGTATAAGTAAGGTCAAATTCGGCGGCACTCCATTCAGTGAAGCGGTCTTTGACTAACTGGTCAGAGTTATAACTAATCAACTGGTCAAGACTACAAGCAGAGCAGTCAGCAGCAAACCTATCGTGATCGAATCTCTTGTGCATCGACCCTTTGCGACCATAGAGGTTATCCTTAATGTCGTAAGGAGGATCAAGATATACAAAAGCATTACCTTCAGCACCAAGTAGGTAATCATAAGAGTAATTAGTTATACGCCAGTGCTTGATTATTTCTGAATAACCTGGCAGTTTATCAATGCCTCTGATGGAGAAATTGTTGTCGCTTGCTTGGGCGGAAAAGGAGCTGGACTCAGTAAGACCCGAGAAAGAACACTTGTTAACGATATAGAAGGAAACAGCACGCTGGAAATTATCAGAGTCTTCCAGAGGTCGAGCAAGATATTTTTTGGCGTCAAGGAATAAGTTTTTGGCGCTGGTGGGATCGACATGGCGATATTTTAGTTGGAGCAGTTCATCTCTCATCTCACGACCAAACATCTGGAGTTGCTGCCAGAAGTTGACCAGAGGTTCATATAAATCATTGACCCAGATCTTCACATCTGGATACTTCTTCGTCACATGAATAGCGACACTGCCACCACCAAGGAATGGTTCACGAAACTCACCATACTCCCTCAGGTCTGGGAAGTATTGGTCCATCTTGGTACAAGCACGGGACTTGCCGCCAGGATATCTAAGGGGTGTCTTGAGTGACTTCATAATCTTTAGGGTGATACTTCAAATATTCGTGGAAGGTAAGTTTCATTTCCTTCTCAGTCATACCACAATGTTTTGCGGCAGCAGGTATAGTCATTTTAGCACGAAATAGTGCTTCATTTGCTTCTGCTACATTCTCTGGAGTAGTCTTCACTTTTGGTTCTACCAGTTTAGACTTATCAATATTTAATAGTCCCATTCTTAGGTCCTCCCTGTACAAGTTCTCCAACCAAAGTATGCGTGAGAAGATTTACACTCTCAGCCATAACACGATATCCAGTACCAACATAAAGTTGACCAGCAACTACGGCAACTGTACAAACTCCCCAGAAGTAATAATACATTCTGGACTTGACTTGATGATGTTTGTTTTTCATCGGAAAGTACACTCCACCATAATTTCAGTTAGACAAGCAAGCATATTTATTTCTTGGTCTGCTACGAATGCCGACTGATACTGATACTTAGCAAGCACAAGCACAGCAGCAGGAACACTATTGTTTTCAAGGGATGTATAACAAGCATCGTAAATACGCCGCATAAGTACAGTAGTATCATTGTCCATGTTAGATACCACCCACTTCCGAACTTCGGGGAAGTTCTTCTCTTTGAGGTTTTTGACGAGTTCATTTACAGCAACATCAGAGAAAGTAGCAAGAATACCAGCATCAATCTTTCCACTGACAGAGTAACGCTGACACTCATTCAGCACTCGTCGCCAGTCAGGGAAGTGCTTGTTAATAAGTTCTACCAGGACCTTGTTATCATATTCAACACCTTCTGAACCCAAGATTTCTTGGAGACGCTTGAAGAACTGTGCTGCGATACCCTGTCGCTCCTTTCCTTTGATGGAGAAGTCAACGACGGCGCATCGACTGTGGAGGGGCTCAAGGATCTTGTTCTTGTAGTTACAGGTGAAGATGAAGCGGCAGTTACCAGCAAACTCCTCAATAAACGCCCGTAGGAGGAGTTGTACATCGTTGGACGTGTTATCTGCCTCATCAATGATGATGACTTTGTGTTTAGCATCTGCCGTAAGTGATACGGTCGAAGCGAAGTTCTTCGCATTGTTTCGGACAGTATCCAAGAATCGACCTTCGTCGGATCCGTTGATGACATAAACATCTGCTCCAAGTTCATTACAGAGAGCCTTGGCAACCGTGGTCTTACCAATACCTGGCGGACCAGCAAGAAGCATATTAGGAATCTCGCCCTTATTTAGAAACTCCTGGAAGGTTTTTTTAGTTGCCTCAGGGAGGATACATTCTTCAATTGTTTTAGGGGCATACTTTGCTACCCACAAAAAATCACTCATAATCAAATAAAGTTGGAATTGATAAGAATACGATTCTTATGTTTCATAGGAGAGTGCCCTGTGTGATACTGCTCACCATCAAAAATAATCAAACGATTCTTTTTGGGTGTTACAGTTTCCATCACTGTGTATTCTCTACACCTCTCCCTTTCATTATACACCACAGTCTCTCCATCAGAGTCAGAAACGTAGTATATGGTAGTAATGTTTTTTTGACCTTCAATATCAACATGGGGTGGATGAAGAACTTTAGTTCCAGTTGCCACCGTCATATCAACACGACATCTAAGTACTTCTTTTGCACCAACAGTATCTTGTACTTGAAATATAAAAGGTCTCAACAACATGGTCAGTGGAGTTTCTATCCATCCATAATCACGCTTAGAACAAAGTAAAAAACTAAATCCATACTGAAGAGATGAATGTTGACCAAACTGGTCACCAGAACTAGAACCACTAAAAAACCAAGGTTGCTGCATAGACTGAAGTCGTTCTTCAATCGCATTAGCATAAGATGGCGTCAAAAAGTCATCAATTATTCTCATTTAGTTCATACCCATTTTGGTTTACGTTTGGGCATACTTTGCTACCCACAAAAAATCACTCATAATAAATTACTCACCAATAGTGTGGATCACTGGTTTCTCATGTGCCAGTATACGATAGAGTTCCTGGTTTTGTCCAGCAGAAACTGGAATAAATTCTGTTTCTGGATCAAACTCATCATCACGAATTGCTTGGTTGATAACGATAGATCCCTCTTCTCCAGAAGTGCTGCGATGATAGGTTCCAATAGGAACTACAAGGGCACCAGAAGAACGGTTGAGATGAACAATATGATATGGATACTTCCACTCTGGGTTCACAAGTTCAAAGGTTCGAACACCACTTAGAACACGATTATGATCTACCTGATGATAGTGAATGTAAAACTGTTTCGCACCAATGACATCATTCGGGGGTGAGATGGCAGGTCCAGTATGAACAACCAGGTCACTGGCATTTGAAT